GAATCAGACGGGGGCGGGGCTATGTCAACGGACGCCGGCGAATTTGGGTTTATCCCGCCGCGGTTGGAATCGGTATCGCGGGGCGTCGGTTCCTATGGCGAGCAGGTCGCGGCTTTGGCGAAGGAATTGCTTAGGGTTGACCTCATGCCGTGGCAGGTTCACGCTTTGTCCGGACAGCTGCAGCACGACGCGGACGGCAACCTTACGCACCGCCGGGCCTTGACCTCCGTTGCGCGGCAGAACGGAAAAACCGTGGCGCTGAAAAGCCTCATTTTGTGGGCTTTGCTCAAAGAGCCGGAGCGCCGGGGCGAGCCTTTGCTAGTGATAAACACGGCCCATTCTCTTGACCTTGCATCGGAAATCTTTGACGCCCTTGCCCCGATGCTTCAAGAGGATTTTGGGGCAAAGGTCTATTGGTCGTATGGCCGGCAAGAGGCAAAGCTTCCGGACGGCACGCGGTGGCTTGTGCAGGCCGCGACGCCTAAAGCGTTCCACGGCTTTTCCCCTACTTACATCATCGCGGACGAAGTGTGGAGCATTAGCCGGGACGTATTGCTAAACGGCGCGCTCCCTTCGCAGCGTGTCATGCGATCCCCGCTCCTGTCCTGTTGGTCAACCGCCGGCACGGAAGCGTCTTTTGCAATGCTGCAGATGAGGGAGGAAGGGGTTAGGGCGATTGACGAAAGACGGCCGTCAAAGCTTTATTTTGCGGAATGGTCCGTGCCGCCGGGACTAGACCCTATGACCTCCCCGGATGCATGGCCGCTCGCCAACCCTGCAATTGGGCACACTTTGGACCCGGAAGTGCTTGCAGATGAGGCCGCGCAAGTAGATAAATCGGCTTTCCTCCGCGCGAGCTTGAACATTTGGATTTCGTCGGAACGCTCATGGCTAGAGCCCGGCACGTTCGACAAGCTGCAGGTTTCCGAAATTCCCGCCGGGGGCGTGCTTGCCGTTGATTCGTCCGTAGATGAATCCACCTTTTGCGGCGTGCGTGCCCAAAAGATGCCGGATGGGGAAATAGGCGTGACGGTTGCGTTCATGGCCGATTCCGTCGCGGCCTGTTGGGAAAACATTGAGCGCATTGCGCCGGAGTGCGAAAAGGTTGCGCTAACGCCTTCGCTGTTTGACCTCGCGCCGGCGTCATTGGAGCGAAAAAAGGTGCAGGTTGGTTACGGGGAGCTTGCGACCCATACCGGCACCATCCGGCAGCTAATCCATGACGGGCGCGTTGTGCATACCGGGGAGCAGATGCTTCAAGAGCACGTTGATCGGGCCGTAGGGGTCAAGACCCAACGCGGGTACGTTCTCTCATCGCAGAAAAGCGCCGGCCCAATCACTCTTGCGCGGTGCATGGTCTTTGCGGCGGCGCTCATTGCGCGCCCGCGCTCAAAGGCAAAGCCTGCAATAGCGTTTGGCCGCTAGGCTCCACCGCGCGCCGGGGGCGGGTCGGATTGGTCCCCCTGCCCTCCCCCGGCGCTTCATAAGACCTGTTTCTATCTCTAGCGCGTAGGCATTGACAACGGTTATTGAGTCGGCAAGCATTCCGGTATGCCGATTTTTCCGTTGTCAAAGGAGAAGGCAACCCCGGCGATGGGAAGCGCGCCCATTGCTGCAGCGGCCGGAGCACCGCAGGGGTCCTCCTTTATTTCCTACTCCGTAGGGGCGATGGAGGAAGCGGCATTGAGTGTCCCCACGGTTGCGCGGGCAATCTCCCTCCTGTCAACCGTGGCGGCAACACTCAATCTCAAGAGCTACACGCTCCAATGGACCGGGCAGGCCTACGAAAAGCTTTTCGTAGAGGGCGAATCGTGGATGACCCGGCCGGACCCGCGCACAACGCGCAATTTCGTCATGGCAAAGACCGCGCGAGACCTCATCCTTTACGGCCGCGCGTTTTGGCTTGTCACCGGGCGCTATTCGACAGGCTACCCGGCGACATTCCAATGGCTCCCCGCCAACATGGTTGACACGCCGAACAACGCGCCGCCCGAGTGGTACGGCCCGGCCGACGAGCTCCGCTTCAATGGGCGCGACCTTGACGCAAAGCAAGTAGTGCAATTCCTAAGCGGATCGCAGGGCATTGTGTATCAGGGCCGGCGCGCCATTGAAATTGCGCTCCGCCTTGACCAGAGCGCGGAACGCTTTGCGACCAATGAAATTGCCGCCGGCTACCTACAGCAAAAGGGCGGGGAGCCGATGAGCGCGGAGGAGCTTGCCGAAATGGCGGCCGCGTGGGCGTCAAACCGCCGGACCAACGCAATTGGCGCGCTCAATGAAATGGTCAGTTTTGAATCGTTTGACGTTGACCCGTCGCGCTTGCAGCTTGTCGAGGGTCGGGAGTATCAGACGAAAGAGCTTTCCCGACTGATGGACATTCCGGCCTACCTGCTTGCGATTGACCAATCGGGCATGACCTACGCCAACGCGCAGCAGGCGCGGCAAGACCTTATTCTTTTTGGAGCGCGCCCCATCCTCCACGCGCTGCAAGAGCGGTTGAGCATGGACGACATTTTGCCGCGCGGTCGTCATGTGGAATTCGCCCTTGACGAGTACCTAAATGAATTTGTCCCGACCATGCCGGAGCCCGCCGCGGCCCCGGTGCCGAATCCGCAGGGGGTCGCATGATCCGTTTTCAGGCAGACGCCGAGCTCATCACCGCAGAGGCAGGCGACGAAAAGCGCCCGGCGCGCATCGCCGGCGTTGCCGTGCCGTGGGGCGTTGTGGCGACTGTGGGCGATGGGCAGAAGGTCAGTTTTGCCCGCGGCGCGTTCGACACGGCGCAGAAGCCGGCAAAGCTCATTGAGAATCACGACCTTGCGCAGCTGCGCGGCGTCGTGGACACCCTCACGGAAACGGAAGAGGGATTGGAGTTTGAAGCGACATTTGCCGACACGGCAGCCGCGCGCGATGCGGTGGCGCTTCTAAAGGCCGGCGCGTATGACAGCGTGAGCGTTGGCGCGCATCCCATCACGTTTGAGATTGACGCGGCAGGCGTCATGAACGTGAGCGAAGCGCGGTTGGTTGAGTTGTCCCTAGTGCCTGAGCCGGCATTCAGGGAAGCGGTTGTGACGAAGGTAGCCGCCACCGCAGAGCAGGAAACCCCAAACGATGAAACGGAGTGCACGGAAATGTCCGATGCCGAGATTCCGGCCGAGCCGATTGAGGCAGAGGCCAACATTATTCCGACGCCGGCGGTTTACGCCGCAAAGCCGGAGCTTCCTACCCCTGTTGAGTACCTTTCGGCGCTCATCAAGGGCGGTGGCGACCTTGACCGCGTGATGAAGGCCGTTCGCGCCGCCGCGCCGGAGGTTTCGACTACCGACACGCCGGGCATTCTCCCGGAGCCCATCGTGGGGCCGGTTTACAACAGCTACATCGGCAACCGCCCGGTTGTGGACGCTATCGGCGTGCGGGCCATGCCCGGCGGCGGCAAGGTGTTCATCCGGCCCGAGGTCACCACGCACACCAGCATGGCGGCGCAGGCTGCGGAGTTCGACACCCTGCAGTCGGGCACGTTCGTCGTGAGCGAGAATCAGGTCCAGAAGGCGGCCTATGGCGGCTACGTCAAGATTTCCGAACAGGATCTTGATTGGTCGGATCCGGCGGTGCTTTCGCTCATCCTTGACGACATGGGCCGGATTTACGCCAACACCACGGACAACGTTGCGGCCGATAACCTCGTCGCCGGCGCGACTAACACGCTCAATTTCACCACGGCGAACATTGCCGACCCGACAGAATGGGTCGGTTGGATGTACGACGCCGGCGAGGACATTTTGGGTAACAGCAACGGGAACCTCCCAACGCACCTTTTCCTTTCGCCGGACATGTGGGCGGCGCTCGGCAAGCTAGAGGATTCGCAGGGCCGGCCCCTGTTCCCGCAGGTTGGCCCCATGAACGCATACGGCCAGATGTACCCCGGATCGTCGGACGCCGTGGCGTTCGGACTGCGCGTGGTCGTGGATCGCAATTTCGCGGCAAGCACCGTAATCGTCGGCGACCCGTCCGGTTACGAGCTCTTTGAGCAGCAGAAGGGCGCGCTTACCGTGGACAACCCTTCCGAGCTCTCCCGCACGCTCGCATGGCGCGGCTACTTTGCCACGCTCATGATTGACCCCGGGAAGTTCATCAAGGCCGCGTTTGTCTAAGCCGCAACCGCCGGCCGTTTGCCCATGCCTACTTTCGCCATCACTCACCTACAGCGCGCGGACGATTACCTTGTCGTCCAGACGCTTGAGGGCACGGAAATAGGCACCGGGCAAACGGTCACGGTTAGCGGGACGGAGGAAATTGCCGGCGGCAACGGGAACGGTGAGCAGCACCAAAGCGGCCAGCTAACGGACACAAACGGCACCTATGTGGTCCAAATGGTGCCAACGCTTGAATTTTTGGGCGTTGACGACGCCGGCGATTTCCTGTTCAACCGCAACGAAATCATCCCCAATCAGCTTTTGGTATACGCACCGGGGGACGATTTTGAGCGCGGCCCGCTCATCCCGCAGGGCGTCCTAACGTGGACGCCGACGTGCTCATGGATTGACGCCGATGATGTTGCCGATTGGTTGGGCATCGGAGCGGCTACGGCCAATGACACGGCGTTCCTCACCCTCGCGGCCGGAGCGGCGAATCAGTACGCATACCGCCGCCGGCGGGAAGCGGGCTATTTCGACTCCCTCACGATCGTCCCCGGCGCGGACGTTCAGCTAGGGACGATCATGTACGCCGGCACGCTTTACCGTGAGCGCGGCAGCGTGGATTCCTTTGCATCATTTGAGGATATGGGCGGCGCGGTGCCGTTCGGCTCAAATGGGCAGATAAATAAGCTTTTGGGCGTCAACCGTTCGCAGGTCGCGTGAGCGCAACGGGAATCTTTGCGGCGGCGCAATCAACCCTAGTGGCGTCACTAGAGGCGCTAGGGCTTGCCGTGGTGACGGACGCGCGCAACGCGCGGCCGTTGACCGTGCTTGTGGAGCCGCCAATTTTTACCGCGTTCAATAACAACGTGGCCGAAATCGAATTTGCCCTAAAGGTGCTCGCACCGCCGCCGGGCAATCAGGACGCGGCCGATTGGTTGGTCACGACGGCCGACACAATCCACAATTCAGAAATCAGCCTAATCCGGGGGGTTCCCGGAATGCTGCTAATCGGGGGGCAAGAGGTTCCGACCTTTGACCTTACCGTTCGGGTTTCTACTGAAAGGAATGCTTAGAAATGGCCGCGACTACCTACCTTTCGCAGCCGGGGGTGCTTACCGTCAACGCGGTTGACCTCACGGATCAGGCGTCAAGCGTTTCCCTCACGCTTGGATACAACAGCCTCACTAAGACCGCGTTTGGCGACGCCGGCGAGCTTATGACGCAGGGGCTTCAGACGGTTGAGGGGTCCATCACCCTTTACGCGAGCTATGGCGCTTCCTCCGCGGAGGACACCATTGCCGCAGAGGTCGGGGCCGGCGATACCGTGATTGTGGTCAAGAAGGATGACGCCGCGGTTGCGGCGGACAATCCGGAGTGGACGATTACGGACACGATGATTGCGAGCTACCC